GGAAAAAAGCTCGATGCTTGCTATCCATCGAAAATTTCTTTTAGGTTCTAGCTCGGATGCATTCCAAAATGTCATATGCCAACCAATTTACCAGACCATTACTTCGTGCCCACGTCGACATTGACCGGTGTGTTGTAGGTCCATAATGTTGCGTTGTCATAAGTAATAGTCAATGTATAATTAACAACATCATCACTATCATAGCTAACCTCTCCAAAATCTACTGATTGTAAAAATGGATTGTTTAAAGTCCACTTTTCGATATCATTGCCTTCGGCATTAATCTGACGCAATATTATCGCACCCAGAGCAAAATTCGATTTGAGTTTTGAGATAGTCTGTCGAGAGTCATAAGCACTTGTTGGAGTATTATAACCAGAATTGCTTAATATATTCATCATGATGGCAGTAGCGTCAGGAGAACCTGGATCTATAACGGTAATAGTGATATCTTCCCACTTGACGCGGCCGGGATACTTAAAAGTATGACCAACATATTTTACTTCTTGAGCGCCGTCCATACTAAAGGTTGGTTTTTTTGCCGTCTTGACAAAATACGATGCCAAGGTGTCGCCGCCGCCGGCGCCAATATCCATTAAAAATCTAAAAGCTCTTTTTGGTTCGACTGCGTTGCTATTCCAAAATGTCATCTACCGAATCTCCTTATATCTCACTTATAAATAGTCTATCGTTTTATTAATCCTCGAATGAAGCGCCAGAATCTGTAATCACAAAATCAATCGCAATGAACTCAATCGCTCGCGCTGGCTTAAGGAAAATCTTAGCATACATGATGTTTCTATCAATCAGATCTGGAGTCGTAGTTGTCTCGTCCAAAATAATGCGATAGTCAGTCAATCCCAATCCAGCCTGAACGGAGGCGAGGAATGGCTCTGCTCGGCCTAAGAAACGATTCCAAGTGCTTTGGACATTTTGATCGAACAACAGCGTTGCTGCAATTCTAGAAATCTGTCGTTTGACAAAGATCATTAGTCTTCTAACATTAATCCTATCTAGAGCAGATGGAGTCATCTGTAGGGTCTTTTGACCAAAGATTACAATACCTTCCGCTGGGAATTGAGCAATCGGGTTAATGTTTGCTTCATAAAGTTTATCGCGTTCTTTCGAAACTAATCGCTGACGAACGCCGACAACTGGGAGGCCAGCGGCATTATTCGCTGACAACCCACCTCTTGTAAAGCCGGCAGGAGCAAACCAAAGTTCTTGTGTTCGTTGTCCATAAGACATTGCGCCGAGTGCGGCAACTGACGGAGGTGCCCAAAGTAGCGCGCCGTTGATAATATCTTGGATTTGAACCCATGGATAATATGCGCAACCAAAGCTTGAGTTGATTTGCAAGTTATTTTTTTTGTTATCGATTGTGCTTTTTACAGAGCCCAGCCGTCCTGAAATCGCTGTTGTATTTTCAGTTTGTGGTACAAAGCCTCCTTTAAGATCGATAATAGCCAATGCATCACCGCGATTCTCGCACATATCAATAAGATTTCTATTTAATGTATTGTTTGTAATACCAGGCATTGCCGCAAGATCAAACTCAACATTTTCTGGATCTCTTAAAGAATCAATCGCCACTTTTACAGAATTAAAAGTATAGCTAGTTCTTTCTGTTGGATTCGTCAAATCACTGGTCCAAATAGTATTTCTAAATGGTTCAGATTCTGTAACGTCTAAACCATCAAAACCGCCATGTAAGACAGTGGTGAATTTGTCAGCACCATTTTCTAGAACATACTTGTAACTTCCGGTGTTAACATATGCAAGCTTCGGATATCGAGCAACCCTAGTGGATGGAAGAAGTTGCCTTGATCCAGAAACATAAACATTGGTACCAGTTAACTCATTTTTATTAGCTGTTACATGATCAGTGTTCATCATATCGTCCAAAGTGAATACCCACGAGTCTTCCGTGTAAACAGAACTATCCGACACAAACTGTTTAATTCCGAGTGGCTTTGGACCTGTATAGTCGCCAATAGTTTCAGAGGCGCGGCCTGCGCGATTAAAAGTTGTATCAACGCCAAACCAAACATCTCTAGGATCAGTTGGGTTGCCTTCAGAGGCAGACGCTCTTAATCGTAGTTTTGGAAACTCAAATGAAACTTGAGAAGGATTGGTACTTCCGGATACCAATCTATAGGGGTCGCCGCCGTGGGCGCCACCAAATTGAGTTCCGGCGAAATAATCAAAACCCCCTGTTACCATAGAGGTGACTGACGCCGGCACAGCTGTATCCCTAAAAGATTTAAATCTTGGTGGCCCGATGACGCCAAATGGTAAAAGTTCTGCATTTGTTAAGCGTTCATCAACCTGCGTATCCATATCTATGTAGATGTAATCAGAATTGCTGTTATAGTTCCCAAAAGCCGTATATCTACGCTGAGTGTCATCCCACGTTAAATATTTATCTCCAATTTTTCTAGCAACATAATTCTCAGAAGCAGGATTTAAGTTACAATTATTAAACTGTTCTAACACCTTGGGACGATTATCAGTATCCGTCATTGAACGCACAGCAACAGTAAACGTACCATACGCATTGGCTGGATCTGTCGACGCGCGAAGATCTTGAATCGAAATCTTCAAGTTTCTTGAAGCCCATCGACCAGTATTTTTTGCTACAATACGGAAAAGTTTTTGCTGGCTGGTGCCGTCGAATGAGCCCGTGTTGTTTGTTAAATCTTGAGCAATAAACCACCCGGTTCTAGGATCGCTAAAATCTCTTCTAAAGTCACTGCCGGGTAAGGTAAGACCATCAGAATATAAGGGTAGAACAACACCGTATTGAGTGCCAGCACCAGTGGAGCTTAAAACATTATTAACTTCATCTTCAAACGTTTCGCCTAGCCAATAACCACTTCCAGTAGCTGTTATGGTAGTATTAGTTAATGGTGGATTGGTGTCAAACACTTTTCTAATAAAATTTTCCGAAGTAGAATCAAAATTAAATTTTGCATCAATAACGGTTGAGCCGAGCGAATCCACTATAGCTTTAAATTCTCGGGGTGCGGTGGCGCCAAAATATACACTTGAGGCCTTAAGTTTCACACCAGTGCCGGTGGCGGCAGCGAGTTCACCCGTTGTCGAAGATGCACTATAAGAAGTTCCAGAAAGAGCAACCGAGCCTGAGTTTACATACCATATTGCTGCCAAAGTTCCAGTTTGACACGTGGCACTACCGGATTGCATAACGAATAAACCATAGGCGCCGCCTTGGCTAGTGCCAATATCCGGATCTTTTTGGGTTGTTGTCCAGCCAGCAAGAGATTGGGGGCCGGTACTATCGGCAGCAGAGTTTTTCTTTCCAACCAATCTAACAAAGGTTATAGGAGAATTATTTCTTAACCATGCTTGAGCAGCATATGCACCATAAGTCGGGCCCGAAGTGGTACCATACCTAGACATATCACCACCATTATGGCCTGGACTTGGCGGTCCAAATATCTGTACGAACTCTGAAAATGAGTTAACTTGTGTTGGGATAAGACCCGGTCCACGTTCGGCTCGCCCTATAACAACTGGTCCAACGCCTGCTGGTGTTGCGGGTAGTTGTGAATTATCAACTTCGTTGATAAATATTCCGGGGGAGATGAACTTAAAATCTTTTGCTGCCATGGGTGTATTCTCCTTATTAGAAACAGATTTATAATGTTAGTTTCTCTACTAATTAGTATTTGATTTGTGTAAAAACCTTATTAGGTTCTATATTTGGACTTGCCATCGCCATAATCAGGAATATCGCCAAGAATTGTATGCTCTCTTCCTATTTTAATTTCTACAGCGCTCTCTCTTTTAATCAATTTTGGCCTATCACCATTTGGACTTTCGCCAATAATATATCCCAATACTTCAAAACTCAAATCAGTTACATATGTTCTCTCATCAGTGCCCATATTGGATACATTATTGTCTTGAGACAGGTCTTCTTTTAAAAATGCTTCAAATCTATGATCATCCTTTGTTATTATAAAACTGCTTATTGATCCACCAAGAGTTATAAAAGGTGATAAAAGCTGATTCATTTGTTGTATATATTCAGCTGTAATAGATACTGTGTAAGTCATATCAACATAAATTGGCATTGGCATGCTTGTTGTTTCATACACAACTTTATTGTTTTCTTTTTTTGGATAGTAACTCTGTCGCCTTGGTTGTTTACGAACAGTATCATATAACTTTCTATTGTCAGCAACACTGTAATTGTTTGTTTTATCTTTTACTATTTTTCTCGCCAATGTTATGCGTCCAAAACGATGATTTTCTAGTATATCCCCAGACAACCCGTGATAAGAGCCTTTTCTCGTGAGGCTTTTTTGCATCCCAGCTCTCTCTACTGAAATTATGGGGTATGTTAAAGTGGCATCTAAGTCTTGTAAATCTTTGTTGTTCTTCGCTAAGAATGATCTTTCAGCGGATACCCAAAGCACAGGCGTCTTTTTCCAACCTTTATTAGTTTCAGCATGATTGTTCATTGTATCATTGATAAAATCATAAAAGGCCATATCAATAGTTTCTAAAGTAGCTGGTTGTATTTCTTCTACTTTGATATTATCTTTAGCATTTTTTACGCCTTTATATTGATTGTCGCTAGGAGGCATCAAATAAGCCCTCGCGTGCCTTAATACATTTAGCTTCTATTTCCATTTTGTGTTTTATTTGGCCAAACACTTGCTTTGGCTGATTTAAGGTCACTATTTCATAATAAGTATCGCCGTAATTCACAAAATCCCCCTCTCTAACATAAAGGTCTTGATCCTCTGTTAATCTTCTCTTGTGAAAGTGGATTACAATAGAAGGTTTTTTGTCAATTCCAAATTTAGTAGTTTCCGTCACAAACCCTTCCCACGTTACCAGAGCGTAAACTCTTATTGGTGGCAAAAATGTTTTTTGGATTGCCTCACCGTAAATTGGATGAAAGTTGGTATGTTCCATGCTGATTGGGTAATAAAATATGTTTTGACCAATAACTCGCTCAATAAGTTCATCATTGACTTGTTTAACTAAATTACGCTCTTTTTCTCCTAAAAATAGTGGAGGTGGAGGCTGAGCTGGTTGTGACCATTCGTTAGACATATATTATTATCCTGGGTAAATGAGCATTGGTACTCGTTTTTCAATACCAGTTATTGCATCTGAAAGCTCCACATCACTTTGTGCAATTTTAGTATAGGTAAGTTCATCGAAGATTGTTTTTAACTCTTCGCGAAGCTTTTCTTGTTCTGTTTGAGCTTGAGAAAGAAGTGCGGGGCCGTCCAGTGTTACACTTTCGCCTGGAATTGGTATTGTAGAAAACTTAGAACGAATGTTGCCTAACATTTCTTTACACAAAGAAAGCGCAAAGCGCCTTATCCATTGTTTACCAATTGAATTGATTTTTTGATATGGCGTGTTTTCAAATGGTAATGAATTAATATTATTAATACCATCAATGCCGTGATCTACTCCGGTATCATCTTTCCATGGAGTATCACTATCAACAAAGAATTCTACCCACATAGTTTTTGGAGTAACATTGACGACATTCGGAAACAGTCTAAGTCTGTTGTTTTTAATTTCATAACTGTAATGGCTATTTCTAGTATAGATAGCGTCTTCGAAAGCCATTGCCTGTGCTTTGTTCTGCCATGTTGGAACTAATTGAAATGTGCTATCATCTGAATATTGGCCATAGCTTGAAAGATCTCCAACTGTATTTAATCCGCCAAAATACCCGTAAAATCGCCACATTGCTTGTGGTGTTTTATAATATACTTTGGTTATATTAACACGTTTGTCACCCACAGGATTGGTGCTTCCAAAATCCCCGTCTTCTGCTGATGAAGATATAATTTGTTGTAAATCATAATCTTGTTTTTCTACTGTTGTGGAGAAGCTAGCAGAATAAATCGGTGTGTCACCACCAATTCCAGCTTCTGTGGCATAACCATGTGCTACGCGGCGAGCATATTCGAACTTAAATTTGGGAAACTTTAAGGCTACATCTGTTAAATCGGTAGTATCTTGTAACTGGCCCTCTTCGTTGAAAGAACCCGTTTTGGCGCCCAAAAGATCGCCAATTGAGTTCTTTGCTTGATGAATATTAAGGAGATATGAATACTCTAAAACAGATTCTTGATACGCAGCAAACACTTGTGAACTAGAAAGTTCAATGTCTAATACATCACCGCCTAGTTTTTTATAGACATAGGCAACTTGATCTGATGCTCCAGATAAAAAATATTGATCAGAGGTATATACACTAAACGGGAAAGTAGCTGCAGCTGCAATTGCAGGCGTGCTACCAGAAGACAACGTAATTGCGCTAGTTTGTGATGTAGGTGTGAATGTGGGCGTTGCCATTTAATAATTCTCCTCTCAATAATTAGTTAAGAGAACGGTAAATAGCAAATTAGTCCTTCTTCTTTCTAGACCACGTCGACTTCTGCTTTTTCGCAACAGGTTTTTCTTCAGCAGCTACCTCTTTTTCAACAACCATGGTTGTTACAGTTTCTGCTAAAGCTTTTTGGCGTTTAACATAGAGTCTTTTTTGTTTTGGTTTCATTATGATACCTCCTTTAATTAAATAGTTTTTAGATGTAAAAAAACCCCGTGCCTCATAAGAAGCACGGGGTTAATATAACTAATCTAAGTTAGTTTGGATCAGCCGCCAGTCTCTCCTAAGAGACCGCGAACAATAACTAGACCATACATATCAGGTCTAACCATCTTCTTGGCGTAACGGGTCATGACGCCCTTACGTGGCACGAAGTCCTCTACACCAAAGATGGTGGGAGTGACTTGCAGTGGAACATAAGGTGAATATACATAACCACTCTCTAGGAAACTCTTGCCCTTGCGGCCAACGAGAACCAGATTACGTGGGAAGTACGGATCAACATAGACATCATAGCGCTTGCTGAGTGAACCAACATTCTGCGTTCCGGCGGCGCCCTTCGCGTCGTCAACAGTGACGTTCGCGCGGAAACCAGCAGTAAACTCAAGAATGTTAGCAACCTCTGGCGAAGTAACGAGGAAGTTAGCACCACCACGGAGTGTCTTTCTGTGGATCTGTGCTGATACATCGTTAATGGTCTCGCCAAGAGTCTCATACCACTCAGAAACGGTACCAGTGAAGTCAGGAGCAGCTGCGCTAGCGCCAACTTCTTCGCCGGTTGACTTATTTAAGAATAGGCCAGGACTGCGTGACCAATAATAAGTCGCAGCTTTGGAACCCTTAACAAGATCCTCAAGAATTTCACGATCAATCTCAAGAGCAATCTGCTCGGAGAGAAGTGAAGTAAGCTCCACCTCTGCGTCCAAGTTGTGATAAGCATTGAGATCCTGACCGAGTTCGGGAGTCCACTTGGCTTTGAGCTTTTTGGTCATCGCCGTGACAGATACCGAATCGACCTTTAAGTTAATCTCAGGAATGTCATCAGTAGCCTCTAGGCCCCAAGTGGGATCGCCCACAACGGCGCCAATTCTACCAGTAGCATTCTGGAAATCATCTTCAATTGGGAATTGGTAGGTAGAAGTCGCATCATCGCACATATCTGCAGTCTCGGAAGCAGTAGATCCAGTAGACACTATAACGCACTGAAGAACAGTCTGACTAGTTGTAAGACCATCTGCGCTGCTACTTAAACGAGTTAATCTTCTGAGAATATGTGCATCATCATTGATACCGTTGGCGGTGCTTCCCACAAAGGCTACTGATGCGAGATTGTCATAATTAAAAGTAGTTCCCGGATTAAAATCTACAATTGCAAATGTTGATCCTGAAGTTAAATCCGGATCAAATCTTAAAAGCCGCGAATTAATCCGAGCTGCGGTCCATCCGCCATGTGCATTATCATCATTTTGGTCGGCAGCATTCCAACCATTAACAGTCATTGTGCCATTGTTGCCAATGGTACCAGTGATATCAACACCGGTGATTGCGGCGGCGTTGCCCGCCACCGAGCCGGTTGGCGAAGAATACCCATTAGTTAAGTTATAAAACTGACCACCAGCAGTACCGTCACTACCGGCTAAATTAACACCACCGGTAATTTCAGCGCCGACTCGACCGCCGCCATAAAGCGAAGTATCTCTATTGAAACCTAGACGATTTGCGGTACCAGAAATACCTTCAAATCTAAAGTCGAGGAAGAAAATGAGACCACTAGGTAGACTCATTGGTTGAACGCTAACAAGATCGTTAGCGATCAATCCGCCGAATACACGACGGACAATGGGGAATGCGACGGCTGCGAAACCTTCGACATCTCCACCACTCATTGACGAAGCCGCTTCTTTAAGTAGCTGCTTCGCTTGGTTCTCAAGCAAACGAGCCATACCATTTTTGGCTGTATCGTTCTTGAGACCTTCAAGAAGACCTGTCTTTTCCCACTTATTGAGAAGAGCAGCACCTTCCTTACGCATGTCGCGACTAACGACACCCTCTGTAAGTTTTTGTAAAATAGAC